ATCTATTCAACTTACAAATCCTGAAGAATATGAAGGTGGAGAACTTTATCTTTATGATGATGACAAAGGAACTTTAATGGATAAAACACAAGGAACATTAATATTATTCCCTTCTTATGTATTGCATGAAGTTATGCCAGTAACTAAAGGGACAAGAAATTCATTAGTAACTTGGGTAACAGGAAAACAATTTAAGTAATGCCTAAACTATCTATAGAAGAAACTATAAAAGCATACACTAACGAAAATGGTTTTGCTTGGGGTATTGATACAGCAATGAAATCTTTAGCACCAGGTGCTAGTTATGACTTAACCTCTGCAGGTCAATTTATAATAGACAGATGGGATTCACCATTACCTCAACCTACATCACAAGAAATTAGAGATGAGTACATTAGACAGCAAACTATAGCTGAATGCCTAGAGTATTTTAAAACATTAAAGTAGTTTAATTTTAATAGATTTATGGTATAAATCCGCTTTACTAGGGGTTTTATGCCAATAAACAAATTACAATTTAAACCAGGAATAGATAAGCAAAACACTCAATACGGTGCTGAAGGTGGTTGGGTAGACTGTGATAACGTTCGTTTTAGATATGGCGTTCCTGAAAAAATAGGTGGATGGTCACCTGCAGTTAGTAACAATTTAATAGGCGCTGCGCGAGACATTCACACTTATACAGATTTAGCCGGTGACTCATTAGCGGCCATTGGTACTGATAGAAAATTATATTTATATTACGATAACAACTTTTACGACATTACACCTTTATCAACAACCATTCCCGCAGTATTTACATTTACATCAGCAACAACCATTGTAAACGTTCTTGCAACATCTAATGGTGCAATCGCTGGAGACTTTGTTACATTTTCAGGAGTTACTGGAGTAAGCGTTGTTAATATTACTAACACTAATATGAGTCAAGAATTTGAAATTCAATCAATTACTGATGCTAATAATTTTAAAATAGATGTAGCTAGCATTGCAACACCAGGAGCAGTTACTACTTCTGGATCAGCATCAAGTGCAGCATTTCAAATAAATATAGGATCCGATCTTACAACAATTGGTAGTGGATGGGGTGCCGCGACATGGGGTTTTTCTACTTGGAACACACCAAGACCATCAGGAGTTATTACAGCAAATCCTAGAATTTGGAAAATAGATAACTTTGGTGAAGATATATTAGCTACAATCGTTGGTGGTAAAACATATTACTTTGATACTTCTGCATTTTTAATTCCAAGAAATACAAGAGCTACATTATTAGCTAATGCTCCAACACAATCTAATTATATGACCGTATCACCAAGAGATAGACATGTAATATTTTTTGGTACACAAACAACACCTGGATCAACTTCTACAGTAGACCCAATGGCCGTGCTCTTCGGTTCACAAGAATCTATTACAGACTTTATACCGAATGCAACTAACACAGCTGGATTTCAAAGATTATCATCAGGTAATAGAATTGTAACTGCAGTTCCAACAAGAGGGGATATATTAATATTAACTAATACATCAGCTCATTCTATGCAGTTTGTAGGACCACCATTTACATTCTCATTTAAACAAATTGGTACGAACTGCGGAGCTTTAGGAATTCATTCTGCAGTAGAAGCAGAAAACGTTGTCTATTGGATATCAGATGGTGCATTCTATTTATTTGACGGGGTTGTAAAAGAAATTCCATGTTCAGTACAAGATTATGTATTCCAAGATATAAATACAGATGAACACTCTACAATTTATGCAGGAGTTAATCTTGAATTTTCAGAAGTTAATTGGTTCTATACATCAGAAAATTCTACATCAATTGATAGAATAGTTACTTATAATTATCTTGAAAAAGTATGGACTATTGGAACTTTAGCTAGAACAACTTGGGCTTCTAAAGATGTATTTGCAAATCCACTCGCAACTAAATATATGCCAAATTCTACAGCACTTGCTCAACCGACAGTTATTGGTTTAACAGCAGGTGTGTCAACACTTTATGATCAAGAAAAAGGAACGAATGATGATACAAGCGCAATTACCGCGTTCATTACTTCAGGAGACGTGGACATTGTAGACGGAGATAATTCAATGTTTATTAAACGATACATTCCTGATTTTAAAAATCAATCTGGTAATCTTAATATGCAATTTTTAGTAAGACAATATCCAGGAGCAACTCAAACTGTTGCATCAAGCACTCTTGTAAATTCAACAACAACTAAAGTCGACATGCGCGCGCGTGGACGACAAGTTGCAATTAAAATTATAAGCACAGAAGTTGATACTAAATGGAGATACGGAACATTAAGGATTGATGGACAACAGGATGGTTTAAGGTAATGGCTAAACTAGATCAACCAAGACTTGCAAACGCTACACCAGAATATAATCAACAACAGATGGACCAGATTATTAGAACACTAGAGCAAATGGTTCTACAATTAAACAATACTTTTACACAAGATACTCAAGATATAGCTGAAGCTCAAACTTGGTTTATGTCTGGAAAGAATGGCTGCTAATGAGTTGTGATAATGTAAATGTAACTACTCAACCTGTAAGTCTTGGTGGAACTAATTTAGATGCATTTGGAAGATTAAGAGTATCACAACCTTATACGTTATTTGACTCTCAAAATAGATATGCAATAGACAGTCAATTTGACACTTCTACTGTAACAGGGGGATCTACAACGTATTTACCAAATGAATCATCTGTTAGAATGGACGTAACCACAGCTTCTGGTGCTGAAGTTGTTAGACAAACATTTAGATCTTTTCCTTATCAACCAGGTAAAGGTTTATTAGTTCTTGCGACTTTTGTAATGAATACTGCTAAAGCAAATTTAAGACAACGTGTGGGTTATTTTGGAACTGAAAATGGACTTTACTTTGAAGTAACTGGTGCTGCACCTGGAACTAAAGCTTTTGTAATGAGAACTTATGTTGGTGGTTCTGTAGATAATACAACAAGAAGAGTTGAACAATCTGCTTGGAATGGAGATAAATTAGATGGAACCGGCGCTAGTGGTTTAACTTTAGATTTAACTAAACCTCAAATTTTATGGTTTGATTTTGAATGGTTAGGTGTTGGTAACGTTAGATGTGGTTTTATTATTAATGGTCAATACATAGTTTGTCATACTTATCAAACTGCAAATGTTACTGGAACTTCTGTTTATATGACAACAGCAATATTACCTGTAAGATATGAAATAACAAATACTGCAGCAACTGCATCAGCTTCTTATTTAAAACAAATTTGTTCAACTGTACTATCAGAAGGTGGTTATGAACAAACATCTATTGAACATGTTGCTACAATGACATCTGCTACAACAGGTACTTATTTAACTACAACTTATAAACCACTTGTTTCTATTAGACTTGCATCAACTGCATTAGGAGCTGTAGTTATTCCATATAATGTAAATTTTTTACCAACAACTTCTGACAACTATCAAATAGCTTTATTTAAAAATGGTACATTAACAAGTGCTTCTTATTCAGCTGTTGCATCAGATGCAAATGTAGAATTTGATATCGCAGCTACTGCTATAACTGGAGGTACTTTAGTATATAGTGAATTTTTAACTTCTAAATCTGGAAGGTCTTCTTTGTCAGGGGCTACCTCTTCATTTAATTTTGACTTACAATTAGGTGCTTCTCTTGCAGGAGTTAGTGATGTTTATTCACTTTGTGCTAGAACAGTTAGTGCTACAGGTGGTGGAATTGGACTTTTAACTTTTTATGATTTAACACAATAATATTATGAGCAATATTTATAGAAACGCATTTTATCTTCCAACAACAACTGCACAAACTACTGTGTATACTTGTAATGCAACTGCAAGAGCAATTATTCAAAACATTCAAATTGCAAACGAATCAGGTTCTAAAACGGTTAGAGCTAGAGTTTACGATTCATCAGCAGCTACAACTTACATCGTTTCATATGCAGCTATTACAGGACCAACAACTTGTAATTTAGCTAATGGCCCAATCATATTACAAGAAGGCGATGCTCTATTACTTGACAGCAGTGTGACAACTAGTGTAAGTGGTACTATATCAATAATGGAAGTGAACAGAGGATCATTAACGACGTAATGAAAGAAATAAAAATAATTTGTGATTCAGAAATCACAATTAAGAATATAAAGACCGGATACATCTATAAGGATGAAGCAGAGGTTCAAGCGGATCTAAATGCTAAACCTGAAGATATTAGACGTGACGTTAAAATATTAGTTCCTGATATTCCCCTATTCAATAAATCATAATGACCAACCTAGAGAAGAGAATCGCGTTCCTATCAACGCGGAACGTGGGTATTAAAAGCGTTCTTGATATAGGTGCACATGAAGGTAATTGGTCAAGATTATTTCAACATTACTTTCCAGATGCTGATATCTTAATGATAGAAGCAGATAAAGATAAAGAAGAAAAATTAAAACAATTAGGTAATTATAAAATAGCATTACTTGGAGATACAGACGGTAAAGAAGTTGATTACTATAAATCAACAGATGAATGCACAACTGGAAATACTATATATAAAGAAAATAATATCGCATCTAATTTTATTTCTGAAAAAGCAAAGACAATAACTTTACCAACATTACTTGGATCTAATAAAGGCTATGATCTTATTAAAATGGATGTTCAAGGATCTGAACTTGATATTATAAAAGGAGCTTTACCTATAATTAAAGATACAACATTTTTAATATTAGAATTAAGTATATTAGAATATAATCAAGGTTCCCCATTAATAGGAAAAGTTATAGAAGAATTAAATAAGTTAGATTTTGTAATGATGGATATACTTGACTTTACTCATTCAGATGATACATATCTAGTACAAATAGATGCGTTATTTGCAAATAAAAAAAGGATAAAAAGAGAAGAGTATGTTACCAAAAGGCGGTAGTGAGATTATAAAAGATCAATTGGTAAGTTTATTACCAGAAGGATCATTAGATGGAATTAATTTAATTACATCTATCTGTCATCCAAGTTTAATTCAAAAAGATAAAATCAATATAATTTGGCAACAATTAAGTTACGATCAACCTAATGTTCAATACATGAAAGATCGTAAATTTGTAGATTCAGTTGATTACTTTGTATATAATAGCCATTGGGTATTTGAGAAATTCAGATCTTATTTTAAGATTCCGGAGTACAAGTCGTTCGTTATTAAAAATTCTACACATACATTTGATAAAATAGAAAAGAATAACGAGCGCCTTAAATTAATTTATACATCAACTCCATGGAGAGGATTAGGTGTTCTTATTAAAGCAATAGAGAAATTAAATAAAACTAGAGATGATTTTACGTTAGATGTTTATTCATCAACTAAAATATATGGAAAGCAATTTGAAGAATTAGAAGGTGATAAATTTAAACCTTTATTTGATATGTGTAAGAACACAAAGAATGTGAATTATATCGGCTATGGTACTAATGAGGAAATAAGAAAAGCATTAGAGACAACTGATATATTAGCGTATCCGTCTATATTTGAAGAAACTTCATGTATCGCGGCCATTGAAGCGATGATGGCAGGATGTCATGTAGTGACAACGAATTAC